GCAGAAAGTCCTATGGACAACCTATTAAAAGACCTACCCTTTGAGGTGGCAGAAAGTATACAATGAGAGGACATAACGCCAGTTTAACAGCTAAAATAGTAAATTTACCTGCTGACCAATCATGGGTAAAAATATTAGATGACAACCCTACACGTATGTACTTGTGTATACAAAATGACCACGATGCACAATCCATTACTGTGGGGTTTAGTGACAACAATACACCACCCACAACAGGTCTTAAATTAAAAGGTTCTCAACAAACAGGTGATTTAAACGCTACATTTGAATTTAGTGTAGCACCTAATAATGCTGTATGGGCTAAAGTAAATAATAATACTATACACGAAATTGAAGTGATATATGATGACTAACATTCCAGAGCCATTACGAGACTTTAGGAACTTTACCTATCTCGTGTGGCAGCATTTAGGACTACCTGAACCTACTCCAGTACAGTATGACATAGCTAACTATCTACAGGACAGTCCCAAGCGTTGTATCATTGAGGCATTTCGTGGTGTAGGTAAGTCCTACATCACTGCTGCATACGTAGTACATCAGTTGCTGCTGAACCCACAGCTAAAGTTTATGGTTGTGTCAGCGTCTAAAGCACGTGCTGATGACTTTTCTACGTTTACACAGCGTATTATCTCAGAACTGCCTATATGCCAGCACTTAGTGGCTAAAGAAGGTCAGAGATGGTCAAAGATTGCCTTTGATGTTGCACCTGCTAAAGCATCTGGTAGCCCATCTGTAAAGAGTGTGGGTGTTACTGGACAGCTTACTGGTTCTCGTGCTGATATTATTATCGCTGATGACGTAGAAGTACCTAACAACTCTATGACACACATGATGCGTGAAAAGCTAGGTGAAACTGTCAAGGAATTTGACGCTGTTCTCAAGCCTAATGGTAAGATTATTTATCTAGGAACACCTCAAAACGAGATGAGTTTGTATAACGTACTACTTTCTCGTGGATATGAGATGAGAGTATGGCCAGCACGTTACCCCTCTTTAGAGCGTGCTGAGAGGGCGTACAGTGGCCGACTTGCTCCTAGACTATATAACCTACTACAGGACAAAGGTAGCGCACTGTATGGGCTTCCTACGGACGATAAACGCTTTAATGACGAAGACCTACTAGAAAGAGAGCTAAGTTATGGACGTAGTGGTTTTGCTTTGCAGTTTATGCTGGACACGTCACTATCGGACGCTAATAAATATCCCCTTAAACTATCAGACCTAATTATCTACTCCTGTGATAAGGACACAGCACCTGAAAAGATGGTGTATGGCATTATGAAGCCTGTGTCTGACATTCCTAACGTAGGTCTGAGTGGTGATAAGTTCTACGCCCCTGAGGATACCATAGGAAGGACTAAGTATACTGGTAGTGTACTTGCTATTGACCCTTCTGGTAGAGGCTCTGACGAGACAGCCTACGCTGTTGTAAAGATGCTTAATGGTTTTCTGTACGTTGTAGACGCTGGTGGCGTAGAGGGTGGGTATTCTGACAGTACGTTACAGCATCTTACAGACCTTGCAAAGATACATCAGGTAAATATGGTACTCATTGAGAGTAACTTTGGTGATGGTATGTTTACTGAGCTACTCAAGCCATACATGACTAAGACATACCCATGCACTATGGAAGAGGTTAGACATAATACACAAAAGGAAAGTCGTATTATAGACACGTTAGAGCCTGTTATGAACCAACACAGGCTTATAGTAGACCCAAAGGTAGTACAGAAGGACTACGATAGTGTGCAGCACATGTCTCCTGAGAAGGGTATCAAGTATATGCTTACCTATCAGATGACACGTATCACTAAGCTACGTGGTGCGTTGGCACATGACGATAGATTAGACGTACTAGCTATGGCTGTACAGTATTGGGTAGACCAGATGGCTTCTGATGCTGATAATGAGATACAAGTACGTAAGGAAGAACTACTAGAACAAGAACTAGATAAGTTTATGTCAGGTATGAATCTTGGCAGTAGCTATAAAACTACAGATGGGTGGATTAATGTCTAAAGTTACATCATTAACTAGACCCCCTGTACCTCTATACTATAGTATGTTATAGTATGTTTAACATTGTATGGCATACTATAGTAGTAGTTGTTCTAGTTCTTTCTTATCGGTCATAAGAATAAGGCAAGAATAAGATGGTTGTATTTTTGCAGAAAAATCTGAGGGGGTATATAATAGCTGACGAAGCGCACGACCCCCTTAGACCGCGCGAACCTTTTTAGATATGCCTCACAATGTTAGACATTTTATAAAAAGTTAGTACCGACTAACATTGATAACACGTTAAAAACCAGTCACAAATTTGCAACATTGTGTGACATATCTGCAACATGTTCAACATTTTTTCGATGATACTATATAATATCCAAAAAAGTTTTTAACATTTTCTTGTGTCTCTCTATCTATTTTTTCCGAATTGTTTAACAATTTCAAAGACATGTAAAAAAAATTAACAAATACTGCATTTTTTTGTTTACTTTTCTTTTTATCTCGTGCTAGACTGAAAAAAACCAACCAACCAAAAAAGGTGTCAAAAAAATGACAGATACAGAATTTAAGGCAATAGCCAGAAACAGTGATGGTGACATAATACATATAGATGACATCATTGGATTGTTAACAGAAAAGCAAATAGACAAATTAAGTGATGATGATTGGCAAAGATACGACGAAGCTATGAACATGGAATATTGTTAAACCCTACTGACGATTCTGCTTGACTAGCAGATGAAACACTGGCATAGTCCAGTGTATAGGGAAGTCCTAGTGCATACTGTACGCACCAACTGGTGTAGATAAAGCTAGATTTTCTAGAGTAAAAGACTAAACGTTGAAATAGTACAAAGTGTTTTTTATTCGACTAACAATGGAGTAAGAAGTGGTGACCTTAACACTCTAAAGAATAGGTCTAAGATTACAGGGGATTTTCTAGGTTTTATCCTACTGATAATCGAAAGACTAAAAAAACCTAGACACGATTAAAAAAATATGTAACGATTAGACAAGATGAATAGATAAGGATTGACATAAGAAGTAGATAGTGCAAGTATAGAAGTGTAATAAAATGCGATTAGGTGATGATGCGCTTAAGATTGTATCCATACCATCACCAAAGGTAGATTACTATGCCAGAGTAAGTGGGCAGGTTGAAATCCTGATAACCAATGATGGACTCCCACAAGTAACCAAAGCTGACAAGGTGCTAGAGATAGCCTTGTATCATGGTTGAGAAGGGCAACACAATGCCGCCATGCAATGCAAGCGTCAGCAATCGTGCCAAGATAGGGTGGAGTGTAACCGCAAGGTGTATGCCATGCACAAAGCCCTATACTTTCTTGAGTGTATACGAGGTGCAATGGTGCGCCTACCAAGCCAGAAGGAGTAGATAACATGGCTAAAATTCGTAACACTGAAACTTCAATCACAATCGTTAAGCCACAACAAGTACAGTACAAGCGTACTTCATCACGTTATGGCAAGCGTAAAGGTACGTTCAGCAGTCACGTACAATACCTGTTGGTAGGACGTGGCATTGATGGACGCTTTAAGTCACTGCGTGTGTGATTGACATAGAGGAGCAACGATGCTATTGTGTCGTTGTACCTCGTATACATTCAACAGAAGGAGTAGAGTAGATGAGTGTAGATAACATAGTATCAATCTATAGACTAGCTACACCAGAAGAAAAACGTGATGGTGTGGTGTGGTATGCTGAAGCTCTTGCGGAGTGCAATCGCATTTCGTTGGACTTTGGTGTACCACTGCATATCGTGGTAGGTGTGTGTGCTGCACTGTCACCTAACAACAGGTGGGAGCGTAACATTATCAACACACGTGACATGATACAAGCTTTCTGTGATGGTCAGGACATGGACAGTTTCAAGGTCAGTACTTACCATACTATGAAAGCAAAGGCGTGGAGTATACTGGTAGAGATACCTAATGACGATGCAGAGGTAATTCAGATTCTGAATGGTCAGAAGATTATAAGTTTCTTCCGCAACATTATGGGCTATGATGGGTGTACCATTGATGGACATGCACGCAACATAGCCTATGGTGTGCGTGAAGGATTGACAGGTAGCATAAGCATAGGCAAGAAAGAATATGCACAGCTACAGGACGAGTACGTACAGGCAGGTAAGAAGGTCAGGCTCAATGGTAGAGCATTGAAGGCTTTTGAGATGCAAGCTATCACGTGGGTAGCATGGCGTAGAATACATGGCATTGCATAGGAGTAGAAAATGTATGATGAAGATGAATTGTATTGGGACGAAGAACAGCAAAGATACTATGACAGTGAGGAATATTTACAGGATGAATAAGATGGTAGAAAAAGCTTTAACAATAATCTGCATTGGAGCAGGTACACTATTGACATACGTAGCAGGTGATAGTATAACTTACATGGTAGGTTACACAGACCTGTTAGCATACACAGCAGGTGTGTTAATTATGGGTGCAGGTATCAGGTCAGTAATGAAAGGTAAGTGACAATGAAACTAGAAGTAAACACAACATACTATGACAATCTTCCACAAGAACACCTAGTAGAAAGCTTGGGAGTGTTGCCACATTGGGTACGAGAGAGCCACATACTAGGCGTGGACTGCATGAAGTCCTACCTGAATGATAGGTATGGGTATGGATTGTATGAGTACAAGGGCAAGGTCAAAGAGGATGGTACGTATGTATCAGAGTTTGAGGAAGATGAGGACTTACCATTCGTGGCACGTATGAGGACACAGCTAGGCATGGTCTACTTCTATCCTTATGCTATGGTAGCAATACCAACAGACGATGGACACTTTGTAACGAGGATGGACTAATGATTAGCAGAGAAGAACTATTTGAATGGCTTGAAACATGCCCTACCAATGGGTGGTATTCGGTAGGAGAGGACGAGGGATACATTCGTATCCTGTTTGAGATTGACGAAGAGGATGCAGATGAATATGAAGATGAGTAAACAGGCAGAGAAAACTATCACTGCACACGTAGACCATATCATAGCCAACAACCAATGGGATGGTGAAGATGATTGGTTTGAGTATGAGTATGATGACGAGGTAGTAGACATAAACATCTGGCGTGATGATGACAACGTGGTACGTGCATCTGTATATGCGACAGTGCAGACACCTAATGGGTTGACAACAGACACAGATGTATGGTATAATTTGGAGGCGTACACATGAGCTTGAGGAATTTTAAGATACCACTAGAAGGTCTTGATGCGGTGTTGTCCATGACTGAGATTAATCATGGCAGAGTAAAAGGTGAGAAGCTTGACTACGTCACCTATGAGATGGCACTAATGGGGACTAATGATTGGAAAGAATTTAGTTTCATAGGAGAACCCATACAGTTATATGATTTGCATGAGTTGTATGATGTCATGCACTCTGTAATCAAGGACAAGGATTGGGCTATCTTTCTGAATCAGTACGAAGTAGAACTGGAACTTGAACCACAGCTAGAATTGGTAGTAGACAATGACAACACTGAGAATTGATAAAGATTGGGAAATAACAGGCGAGATGCTTGACTATTATCTGATGGCAGAGTATGATATGGAGATGATACAGGATAGGCAGGACTATATGATGTTTATAGCAGGTCTGTATCGTAGAGCAGGTATGCAAAAGAGTACATACCCAAAGGAGTTATTCGATGTCGAAGATAAATCCAGTGGCGAGAGCCATGATGCAGAGCAGAAAGAGGACACAGTACATACCAGATAAGAAGAAGTACAACAGGAAAAGGGACAGGCATGAACATATTTTATCTGAGCAAGATACCAGAGGAAGCAGCAGAGATGCACTGCGACAAGCACGTAGTGAAGATGATACTTGAGACAGCACAGCTACTGAGTACAGCGCATCGAGTACTTGATGGTAACGAGTGGGCGGAGTACGTAGGATTGTACAAAGCTACACACAAGAACCATCCATCGTCAGTGTGGGTACGTAGTAGTAATGACCACTACAAGTGGACACTTGACTTACTCTTTTATCTGTGCAAGAATTACACACTCAGGTATGGTAAGATACACAAGACCATGCGATTACTCGACAGTCTTGGAGTAGTACCTGAGTACATAGAGGATGATGGCTTTACACAACCACCACAGTGTATGCCTGATGAGTACAAACGCGACTGTTCTGTACGTGCGTATCGTGCCTACTACAATGGAGAGAAAGCACACTTTGCACAATGGAATCATAGCGAAACACCAGAGTGGTGGACAGGAGTGCCAAGTGAAGCGCAATAAATATGATGATGCCTACATTCTAGGCTACACAAATGGCTATCATAATGATGGCTACGACAACCAGTATGACAAGGACAAGCAACCACAGTATCATGTAAAGTACAAGCATGGCTACGAGGATGGTCACTATTTTAAAACAAAGGAGCAGTGGGATGGGATTAGGTTACACTAGATGTCCATACTGTTCAGCTAATGCAGAGAAACTATACGCAGTAGACAGGCAGATAGAGTGCTTCTGTCCTGAGTGTTATGCTGATTGGCAGATAGACATAGACGTGGTACAGGACACGTACTACGAGAAGTTCAATATGAAATACTATGGTGAAGGATGAGTTGGATATTAACAGGATGGATATCAAGCATGTGGTTGATAGTAATGTATGGTATTGTTACTGATGATTACGAGAGCATACTAGGACTACAGTTCATAGCTTTGTTATTTGGAGTTATACTCATAGGTACTACAAGTATCTTTAATGTATAACTATATATAGTATACAGTACAGGGGGTCTCTCTTATGGATGTAACTTTAGAAACAGACCAAGACCTCATTGACCATCAGTTACAGTTAGAAACTGACATGATTACTGGTGGCATCGAGAGGTTTAGAAAAGAACGTGACGCCTCAATAGAACGTGGCAGAGAAAGCCACACTCTACATGGCAGAGTGATAGTATCAAGGCTAGTAGATGACGTAGCTTTGGGCATAGAGGAGTGGATAAAAACTCCAAGCAATGTATCACGTGACATAGCGTGGAAGAAAGTAAAGGACTG